CTAAGCAACGTCGATCCACTCAGTGCCACGACCGTCACGGTATACGTTAGTCATCGCCGCGCTTTTGTGGCCAAGCAGCTTTTGAGGATCGCGGCCTTCAGCTGCATGGAGGCGGGCGGAGAGTGATCGCATTTCGTGAAAACTTGGCGGATGGTCGCTCAGTTGAATGCCATAGGCGGCAGCGGCCTTATCTCTGGTTTTAGCGAATATTCGCGTCATGGTTTCCGAGGTCAAGGCAGATCCACTTTTTACTTTCGCTATCGACTGCGAATGATGAACCATGTGCTGGGATAAAACGCGACCCCTGCAGCGTTTGATAACTGTCCCCAGATCCAGATCAATGGCGTCCAAGCGGAGCGCGGTGCTTATGCGAAGCCTGGCCCCGGTCTTTGACTGTACGACATGGAGAAAGCCGTCCTGCTCGTCCTTGAAGAGCATGGACCGAATGTCCTCGCGGCGCTGCCCAGTCAGAAGCGCAAGTTCCATTGATCGCTTCAGCCATGCACGATCTGTTGTATCGTAAATCGCCTTCCATAACCCGAGACTGAGACGTTCGCGCGTAACTTTCGCCCGCGCAGCTTTGGTTGCATCGACGGGGTTTATGTCGCATAACCCGGCGGCGATAGCTTCAGTGAATATATCGCGCAACATGGATCTGAGAGCTTTTGACATATTGGCCTTTCCTTCCTTGGCGAAGCCCGTTAGATATGCGGCGACGTCCATGGTCCTTATCTCCCGAATCGGCATATGACCGAACCTTGCCTCTATGCGACCGATGCGACTTTTGAAATTTCGAATGGTGTGGCTGGACAATTCTTTTTCCAAGTAGTCGACTTTATATTCAACTAACCATTCGGCGAAGGTTTTACCTCTTTCCAACACAGGCTCCGCAATGCGCGCGGTCAATGTTGGTTTTAGCACTTCAGCATGATTGGCAGCGACGGCCTCGCGAATAGCGGCTTCTTTATCCTTGCCAAGGCCAAACATTCGCCCGCTGACCGGATCGCGATAGGTGTAATAGGTCTGACCGTTTCGACTATCCGTTTTTCGGTACAGGTTGGGCGGCAGATCTTTCGACCCGGTGTTACGCGGCCTTGGAACCATGGCGTGCACTCGCTATTCGACTTATCAGGCTTGAGCCCAGCGGGATTCGCTCCACTGGCGCTAGCTCTTTGTAGCAGGCGTTCGGTTCAACGTAGTAGCGGCTGCCGTGCTTTATGGGGGAAGGACTAATACGTCCCGTTCTGGCCCAGGTGCGCAGCGTATTTAGAGTCGGCGGCGTCCTGAACTGCTCCGCTGCCCACTCCTCAAGGGTCATCTTTGGCATCTGTTACCGCCTTCCTGACTATTCAGGTTTTGTAAATCTTCTAATCTGACGCATCAGATGTCCTGACTTTCCAGGGCATCTATTCCGCGCCACGATTTCGTTATGCGCGTTTCGTGGCGCGAGCCGGAAAAGCCTCACCTTCCCATTTGCCCGCCATGCCGCGAATTCCGCCGCGGTGGACGTGGGGGCGAAGCCTCTTGCTGGCGAACAGATCCGAGCAGGCCTTGAATAGATCGGCTTCGGTGACGTGTTCGGCAAGCGCCTTGCACTCGGTGGAGTTCACGCGCACCCACCCATCTTTGGTGCCGCTATGCATGCTGGTGCGACTCAGGGCGTACCGGTTGCCGTTGCCAGCTCCCGCTGATACTTCATTGAGGTAGAACGCCACGCCATCCAGGCGGACGCGCAAGACTGTTTTAGCCATTGTTCTTCTCCAACTTCCGCTCCACCACCCGACTGCTGCCGTCCGGACTGTGCACCGTCAACGAAGCGCTCTTGCGTGCCAGGGTGCCGTCGGGCTGGTGGTGATAGGTCGGGATTCCGTGGAACGGGCCACCTGGTGCGAAAGGGTCGGGCATCTTGTCCATGTTGCGCATCATGAAATCGTGCATTGCTGCGCCAATCGCCTTGGTAACTGGGCCGGCACCGGTAAGGCCGTCATTGCCATAGTGGGTTGAGCTATCCTCGTACTGCCCACCGATCCAAGTGATAGCGAACAGACCTTTCTCAACTGCCGCGACTTCGGCCCGGTGCACACGGTTGACGCACATCACGTCGCACAACTCGTCGAAAGTCATCGAAGCTTCAAGCGTATGGTGGTAATCGCGCAGAAGCTGGCCGTAATCCTTCAATACATCCCGGTTGGCATCGCGGCAGTCCTTCAGCAGCCCTTCGAGTTCAGTCAGGCGGGGCTGGGTAAATGGCAGTCGACGCTTCATTGCGCGAATAGACATCCGGAGAATGGTTTTCTCCCTGTCGTCCTGGGCCATCACTTCTCGCAGGATTCGCCTCATGACGATCAAGCGAGTGCGCGGCGATAGCTCTTGGCAGACCTTCGTCACCAGCACTTCGAAGTGTTCATTCTTCATCAGCATGGTCGGCCTCCTTGACCAGGGCTGCATCAACTGCAGCATCTAGAAACTCAACATTGCGCCATCGATAATCAATCATGCAGGTCGGTGCGTGATTTGCTGAGCGCAGCCACCGATAACGACCTGCGTCCACCAGTAGGCCCTCAACCCTGGAATCCTCAAGGTAGTGGTACGCCTGACCGTCAATATCGAGCGTGCAACCCATACGATCGTTTGCCAGGGCAAAGAGGTACGGCGCGTCCTCGGCGCCAGGGCCATTGGAGAAGTCGCCGTGCTTGGCGCGCAATCGGCTCAGCTCGCCCACGGCAGCGTCCCGTTCCCGCTCTGCAGTCAGGCGGAGCTCGTGTGGTGTCTTGCCCATCTCCTTTTTCACGGTGACCACGATCTGACCGAGCTCGGGATATTTGCTGCTGGAAAAATACGCCTCGATGTAGTTCTCGACTTCACCCTCGAAAAGCATCTCACCGAAAGCGTCAGCCATGATCCGACATATCCCGCCGTTGGCGCCCAGAGTCAGGCCTTCCGTGCTGATGATCGAGCCGCTAAGAGTTGTCGCGTCGATGAGTCTCTCCGTCAGCGCCAGCCGCATTTCGTTGTTTTCCAGCTTCAGCCGCCGCACCTCCGCCCGAGCTTCGTCAGCCGCCTTGGCTTCAGCGTCTGCGCCTTGCCGGTAGCCGCCTTCGTCATTGAGCAGACCCAACACCATTGCTGGCGTCGTCAGCTTTTCGAATTGATCCAGAGCCAGCTCGGCGTCGTGGATTGAGTCGAACTCCTGCGCCGCCAGCCGCTGGCAAAGGATTTTGAGCTTGGTGTTATTGCTCATCTGTTTGCGCTCCAGACTCGGCGACGGCGCGCAGCTTGAGCGCGATACCGCAGCGGCTGGCCAAGGCAGTCAGTTGGCCAACAGTCGTCTCAGGACTTTGCAGCGCCTGGCCAAATTGAATCAGGCGGTCGCCCAGTTTTTCGAGATCGCTCCGGATAGTGATGCGGGTTCCTGCTGATGTGTGCACGGTCATAGCTGCATCCTCTCAACCGTCGAAAATGGGGTGGCCTGCAATGCTTCGGTTTTTCGTGCGGAATTGGCAGGAGAGGCCCGGCCCTCCGAGCTTGATTGGGTGGCCTGCTGGCGCAGCTGGCTATCCGGTAGGCAGCTAATGCTGTGTCCGCCATTGATGGCCCAGCAGGTCACGCCGTTCTTGTCGTCGCGATAGCGGAGAAGGTCGCTCTGACCATCGCGGGATTGGGAGGGGCCGCAGCCGGTGAGGGCGAGAAGGGTGGCGAGGAGCAGCAGAGTCAAGGCTTGCATGGCGCCTCCTTTTTCTCACCAAAGGCGAGCGCAACCATAGCGACCGATACGAGGAAGTACGACGCCGCCAAGATTGGGTGCCCTGAGAAGATCATCGCGCTGAGCTGGATCGCGGAAGTAATCGCGCTCACCCATGCGTGCTTTCGAAGGTTGAGGGCTACATCGCCCTTGATGGTGTCGCTCAGTACAGCAAACCAGCAAAGGACGTTGACGAAAACGGCCACGTAGAACGCGAAGTCGTGCAGGTCTGGAATGCCAGAGACAAGCGCTGCGCTGAGCGCCAAGCTGATCAGTGTCGTGATGATCGTCCGCTTCATTGCATGGACTCCATCAGGTTGCCAGTGGTCAAACCGAACACCTCGGCATTCGTTCCCAGGGCTTTCTGGCCGTAGGGAAGCTTGGCGATCAACGGGGCGGCGGCGTTCAGGGTTGGAAGCTTGAAGACGATCGTCAGAAACGATGGTTCAGCAACCACTGCCTTGACGCGGTCGTCGATGTGGACGGATTCGGCAACTACTGGATTTTCCGTAATTAAACTACTTGGAATAGTTTTCGGAATATTCTGCAGCTCGTTTTGTAGTTGGTTGACGTTTTCGAGGTTTTGGGCAATTTGGTTGACTTGAGCTGTTTCAACCGAGAGCAGGTCAGGCTCCAACATCTTCTCCAAGCCCATCTTGATCATCGCCGCAACACGCAGAGCTTGACCGGCCCGGTCCTCGGCTTCCTGCTCGTCGTTGTCTTCTTCGAGGTATGTCTCTTTCACCTCGTCGGCGACATTTAAGGCCACTTGCATGATGTGCCCGATCACTCGATTCAGCGCCGGGATGTGATCCTGATCGGCCATCAGAGCGCCACGCCGCATAGCCGCTTCAGCCAGAGCGATCTGATTTCGAAGGAGCTCAATCTCCTGCAGCTGATCCCCTTCGCCAATCGATGCCACTACAGCGCCTGCGCGGCCGATCTGGACAGTTGAGCCGAGCGTCAGGAATGAAAGGGCGGCGCTCAAGTCTTCGTCGGGGCGGGGCTTCAGTACCACCGTGACGCGTTGTTGATTAATTGCTGACATTTACTTTCTCCAGGCAAGCCGGTGGCGCGCCAGATAACTTGGCGTTGATTAAAGTTGTGGTGTTAGTTGGCGAGTATCTATTTAGTGTTGTGTGGTGGAATTACCCAAGAGCAATGCACCGGCATACTTCACAAACTCTACAGCAGAATCTTTCGCTCTTTTCGCTGCTACTTTGTGTCCATCGCCCGCATCCAGGCTTAACTTCAGTTGATTACGAAATACCGAATGCAAAGTCGTGAGCAGAATTTGTTGGTCAAGTGTCAAGCTTTTACGTTCGCCGCTGGCAATGCCCATGGCCGAATTGATCGCTTTGTTCGCGTTTATATGAAAGATCCGTTCCGGCGTGGTACTGCCGCGTTCTTCAGCGCGAAGTGCAAGCGCTTTCACCTCGTCGTGCATTTCCCGGTATAGAGGCAAGTACTGGAGGCTGGTTACTGACTCTTTATTGCGAGCCTCACGGAAAGCCATTACGAGGTCAGCCTTCAAGTCGACGACAATCTCGCTGTTACGAGAGAGGGCGAGCAGGTAATAGCTCTGATCTTCGTTGAGCAGTGCGAACTTTTCAGCCTTGCCGCCGCCTTGGGCGCGCTTACCAACCTCCGTTTGAAACGGAAGATGGCCGAACCGTTGAAACTTCGGCTCGTACTTCTCGATCAGCTCGATGGTGCTTTTGTGATTGTTGCCAAGGTCCATGGCAATCAGGCGGCTGTCGATCCGCGGCTCGCCCCGAAATGTCGTAACTTGCAGATTCATGATAATACCCGCTGATTTGGAACCCTGGCCTTAATGTGCCTGAGCATCGGACTGTCCAACTGCGAGATGGACACGCCGCTGCTCATGCAATGAAAACGCCTTCATGTTGACTGCCCTGCTGATTGCCCTGAGGGGTAGGAAGCATCCCTGCTGAGAAACTGATCAGGCCCATTGCGACCGCTTTAGCTACCATGGCGGCTTGCCGATTGACCCCGAGCTTGAACATGGCGCTTGAAATCCTCTTCGCGGTCGAGGACGGAGATACACCCAGTGTTTTGGCGGTCTCTTTCACGGTCTTACCACTGGCAATTGCCAGGACACACTGCAGCTCACGTGGAGCCAGTCCGCGATTCGTAAGTCCTTTCCATCCACACAATTCTAAAAACATGGTCGTCTCCATAGCCGCTGGTAAATCTCAATACGGCTTAATCTACCGGCGGTTATAAATGGTGTCAACACCTGCGGTTATTTATTTTTAAGTGGGCCTGCTTTTCCGGTGCCGGCAGGAGCAGCGGACATAAAAAAACCCGCAGCGCGGGTTTATTGAGGTGACGGAGATTAAAAGCTCCGGCCGTTCCACCAGTAGATGATTTGTGCAAGCACCTGAATGTCCATCTCGCGGTCCCCTGGGACGTCGATTTCACGGTACTGACCATTGTCCGAAATGATCGTCAGTCCGTCCAGATTCCGCTGGATGCGCTTTACATGGTGCTGGCCACGCATGAGGAAAAAGTAGATAGCATCCGACTCGACGGAGCGAACACCAGCATCTACAAGCAAGGCGTCACCATTGCGAATTGTTGGAGCCATGCTGTCGCCTCGACCAGATATTAGCTTCAGGTTGTCGACCGAGGTGTAGACCAAATTCTGTCGGACCCAGCCGGCGTCTAGCCTCATGTGTTCAACAATCATGTTCACGTCGGGCGGCTCCGTGCCTGGCCCCATAGAGGCCGAAATGTCATAGCGTTCTACTTCTACTACGGGCCGGTAACTAGTGATTTTTTGCGCTAGCGCCGATGGCAGTCCTTCGACATCGATATTGCTGTAAGGACGAGCGCGATCTAGCGTCGACAAGAACTGTTCCATCGGAATTTGCTGGGATTGATCCCAGACTTCTCCGACCAGCTTGGTTAATCCTGCCGGGGTGCTTAATTCCCTCGCTATTCGAGGGCTGAACTCGTTGATGTGGACGGAAAGGGCTCTAGAGATTTTGATCGCAAATTCCATATTCAGCGCATTCACGCCGTTTAAATACATGGAAAGACCGGCTTGCGACATTTCTAAATCTTGAGCGAGTTTCTCTTGGGTAAGCCCCAGCTCGCGGCGCTTGAGTCCATATATCGCCTTGAGCTTTGAGCACTCGGCTTTTTCTTCATCTGTGAGGGGGCGCTTTTTCATTTGCTCAGTATATAACCGTAGGTGAACCAGTTCAAAAACCGCAGGTGTTTACTTTTCGTTCACCTGCGGTTATTTTGTGTGGTAATAGCCATTCTAGGTGAGCACATGACTTCTATCCCCCTGAGTGCTTTCGTCGACGACAAAGGTCAGGACGAAGCCGCCAAGATTCTCGGATCAAGCCAAGCGGCTATCTCAAAAGCTTTAAAAACGGAGCGCTTGATTTTCGTCAGTGAGGACTCCCCTGGCGCCTATTCAGCTATAGAGCTGAAGTCCTTCCCATCCGGGTGGCCTAGCCAAAAGCCTCGGCCAAATCTTGAACAAATTGTGGCGCGGCTCGCACGATTCGGACAGGGGCTTAGCGTAGCTGTTCAACCATCCAGTACAAAACTCGACCCTACTGAGGCCCTCGGTTTATGAGTAGGCTTCCGAACAACACATTTATTCCAAAAGTGGAAGGCCCTGAGCCGCCCCTGGTCAGCGACTTCCAATCATCGGCGTTTGTCGATTTGATTGAGCACATGAAATGAACAAGCGCCCATCTAAGTATTTGCTGAGCGGTTAAATCGCAGGCAACAAAAAGGCCAGCTGTGGAGGCTGGCCTTCGTAATACCCATCGCTTGTATATAGCAAGCAATTTGAAAACTTCTTCGTTCTGTGGAGGACGAATCAATGCACCCGAAAAATACCACCGGACATAACCGGATGCAACACCCATTTGTAAAGGAGGCGGCTCAATGAAGACCGACTCAACCTTGCGCCTTGGTCGCATTCAATACCGTCAACTTGCTGAGCTGGCTAAACAATCCGGCTGCACCCTGTCCCTTGGCACTCCAGAGGAGCTGGAAGGGAATTGGGGGATGTACTTCGGATTCGGTCAGGCCGTGCATTTGGATGCCTCAACCTCCGAAACCTCACTTCAAGAGAGAATAGTTCTTCACGTTGCGCGCGATATCGACGCCGGGAAACTTCGCAGCAGTCAACGTCCAGAAATCGACTGGTCACAGCTTGAGGATGATGAAATTCACAAGTTTGTTGTTTGTCACGAGATCGGGCATTTCGTGGACAACCACCTATGTTTCGACATTTTCAATGTTCCTGACTCTGACACTCAAAGCCGGTGCCACCAGGTCATAAGAGGGGTCAACGAGATTCTGGCTGATCGCTTTGCCTGGAACATGATCCGCCCGGGCGAGCCGGTGCCGCTGTGTGAAACCGGTAAGCGTCTGCAGGAAGGCATGGCCGAGGCTATGGCGCTCTTGGATAAGCACGTCCCACGCGTCCGGCGTGCCGCCCGGTCTTTGCCCGTCGGCCAGTACGCTTACGTGCCTAGCTCGATGCTCATGAGCGACGCGAACCTTGCCTACGTCGGGCCTCAGGTGTCTGCAGCATTGGTAGATCGTGTCCGTGGCGGAAATCGCGTACACCGCCGCGATACCCGGTCGAGGGCTTTTGCATGAAGCAACTTATCAAGACCTCTATCGACCGCGCGCCACGAAACTCAATTGTGCCGTTTCGTGGCGCGGACAAAGGAATTTCCGGGGAAGTGGTAACCGACGCCGTCCTCGACGGTGACGCCATGTGCTCGATGAACTTCGCTCGCGAGGAACACCGGAAGCTCGCCAAGATCCTGCTTTGCCAGATCATCCCGGCCTTGGGCGGCTACAGCAATGAGCTCGCTTGCGACATTGCTCGCCACTTGGAGCAGATCCAGACGTTCAGTGGCAATTACTGCTGGAAGCACCGTCACGTTGGAGCTGCGTTTGGCGAAGTGGGCAAGCGCCCCGGAATCGATGATGCCAAACGCGGCCAGGGGAGGGCTGGTCAATGAACTTGATCACCATCCACAACACCGAGTTGCCCATTGTCGAGTATCTCGGCCAGCGGGTCGTCACGCTCGCAATGATCGATGAGATCCACGAGCGTCCGGAAGGCACGGCAAGCAGAACGTTTACCGCTCACAAAGACAAGCTTGGCGAAGGTTCGGATTACTTCTTCGCTGACGTCACTCAAAAAGACGCGTTGCGTTGTTTTGGAATTGAAGTTCCGAACCGTGGGCTGACTCTGATTGCCGAGGACGGTTATCTGATGCTGGTGAAGCCATTCACCGACGACTTGTCATGGAAGGTTCAGCGCCAGCTTGTGAATCGCTATTTCCGCCCTCAAGCGCCTATCGAGCTATCTCGGCTAGAACTGCTGGAAATTGCCCTTGCTAGCGAGCGCGAAAAGATCCTCGTGACTGGGGAGCGTGACGAAGCGATCCGAACGAAAGCCGAGATCGGCACCCGCCGCGAAGCAACAGCTATGGCTACCGCTTCGGCGGCAAAGCGCGAGAACCGTCACCTCAAGGAACAGCTGGGCCTTGGCGTGATACAGGCAACCGTTACTGCCGTAGAGCGCGCCGCCAACCGCAAGTTTGGAAAGCAAGGCTGGCGCCCGCTCGGGAAGTGGTGCGGCGCTCGCAACATCAAACCCCCGAAGGTTAACGACCCTCGCTGGGGCTGGGTTATCGCCTGGCCCGCGGCTGCCTGGATGGACGCTTACCAAATTGATCTGACCGAACTTTTCGGCGACGGAGAACAAGCATGAACACTATCAATCTCGCAGTCGCGGAAAAGCTCGCTGCCATTTCCCGTAAACCCGGCTTGTCTCACAGCACGATGCTGATCCTCACTCGCAGGGTAATCCAGCAGGGGTTGCGCCATCGCGATCTAATCAGGGCAGAGCGGCGGATATTCCGTCGTGAGGCCGGAAAGCTCAAAGCATATCTGCCATTCACACAGGCTCAGATTGATGTGCTTATGGAAAAGGCTCGGGCGCATCGTCAAGCTGAAATGGCCGACATCAAGAAAGGCCTAGTGGGCACCGGTTATCACCTTGTACATGATACCGATGGCACCTACGCCGCCATCGGTTTCGATGGCATATGCGACCTACTTAATATCAACCGCGTGCACCGTGAGGCGGCGAAGCTGAAAGAAGAGCTAAGCCTTGCGGGTTTGATCTACATCGCTCGCCTGGAAAATAGCGCCTCTCCCGAGCCAGAAGCGTGGGGAGAGGGCGGCCCGCTTTTTGAGGCCTGCTTTGCCGCTATGTGCGACTGGATCCGCACGGCGCCGAAAGAGAATTTGCCTGATCTGTTCGGCCCAGGCTCGCCGTTTGCTGCCGTGAAGCTGGTGCAGGTCAAGGCGGAGGTGCTGCATTGAGCATTGTCCGCGCCCCGCGTCCCGAATCGAACTTCTATCTCCTCAACAAGGCAATCAGCGAGAACCATCGCCTGAGCTGGGCGGCAAGGGGGCTGCTCGTCTTCTTGCTGGGCAAGCCTGACCACTGGAACGTCTCGGTGGCGCACCTTCGCAATGAAACGAGCAAGTCGGCCAAGCCCACGGGTCGAGACGGCGTTTACGGCCTCCTGGCAGAGCTGATTGAAACCGGTTATGTCCAGCGTCGGCAGACTCGCGGCGATGGCGGAGCCATGGGCGAGGTGTCCTATCTGGTCTCTGAATCACCGCTTCCTGACTCACCGCTTCCGGCTTCACCGGATACGGCTCAGCCGCTTCCGGCAAATCCGACACTAGTAAGTATTGAGGTTAAGCAAGGACTGAATGAAGCAGTAAGGATTGAAAAACCTTTGGGCAAACAGGATCCAATGGAAGGCTTTGAGACGTTCTGGAAGTTGTACCCGAGGAAGGTCAACAAGGTTCCTGCTGAGAAGGCCTGGAAGAAGCTGAGCGTAACCCCGGAACTGCTCGCGGTGATGATCGGCGCGCTTGGCAAACAATCCACCAGCATTGAATGGCTCAAGAGTGGCGGCCAGTACATCCCCCACCCGGCAAGCTGGCTCAATGCCCGCCGCTGGGAGGATGAGATTCCTTCGGGTCTTGCTGGCGCCGGAACATCCCGTCACACCAACCTCGACCAGATCGACCACACCGCCGGCCTTGAGCTTGATGCTGATGGCAACTACCGGGTAGCGGGGAGCGCGCAATGACCACACGACCACGCTATACAATCGAAACTCGCGCCGGTCAGTGCGCCGAGCACGGGCAGTACCCGAACGCACTGGTTCAACAGTTCGGCACCGATCCGGCTTGGTACGGCTGCCCACGCTGCCAGTTTGATCGCCGACACACTGCTGACCCGATTGTCCGGGCTGGAGGTGCCATTGAGCACGCGAACCGTCAACTAAACACGCAACTGCTCGACGCTGGTATCCCGCTGCGCTTTCAACAGGCCAGCCTTGACAACTGGATCGCCGGGAATGACCAAGCCAAGGCGAAGGCCTGGAACATTGCCACGGGCTTCGTAGAGGCCTTCGCTGAAAACTTCGAAGTAGGACGCTGTGTGATGCTGCTGGGCAAGCCGGGTACTGGGAAAACCCATTTGGCGACTGCGATTCTCCAGCAAACGATCCGCTACTTCGGGGCCCAGGGCATGACAGGGGCGTACACCACGGCGGGCGGCATCATCCGTGCTGTGAAAGCCACCTTCGGCACCCAGGCTAAAACCGAGGCTTCGGTATACGCCGATATGGTCGCCCCGCACTTGCTGGTGATTGATGAGGTGGGCCTGCAGAACGGCACAGACTTCGAGCGGCAGACGCTTTTCGAAGTCATCAATGGGCGGTATGAGCAGGCCAAGCCAACGATTGTCGTTTCGAACCTGGCCATCCCTCAGTTGCGCGACGCTCTCGGTGATCGATCAGTTGATCGTCTGCGGGATCGTGGCGGGCTGGTTGAAGTGTTCGGCTGGGCTTCCGCGCGGGGTGCAGCATGAGTCGCGACCTGTTCAACATCAACGCAGAGCACGGCCTGCTGGGCGCTATCTTCGTCGACCCGTCATTGCTGGACGATATCGCCAGCAAGGTCAACATTGCGGACTTCTACGAGATTGAGAACGCTGCGCTGTTCCGGGCAATTCTCGACTGCCAGGCCGCTGGCGATCCGGTTGACGTAATCACCGTGAGTATCCATCACCCATCACTGCCCAGCGGAGAGAGTATGTTGGCGCACGCCGCCGATATTCACTCTAAAGCGCAAGGTACGTCGAGCTGGCGAACCTACGCTCGCGTGATTCGAGAGCGGGCCGTGCTTCGCAAGGTCGTCGATTCAGCACAGGCCATCACCGAGTCGGCGAGCGAGGATCTACCAGTCGTAGATATCATCGCCAACGCTCAGCAGGCCATGGCTGACTTGCGCGACCTGGAAGACGGTGAGCCAGACTATCACCGGATCAAAGACATCCTGCCGGAAGTGGTTGAGGCAATCGACGCTCGCTACAACGGCACGGCACCGAAGGGGCTTTCTACCGGTCTGCCAGATCTGGACGAGATCCTTCGAGGCCTTCGTCCGGGCAACATGATCGTGATCGCCGGCCTCACCGGTACGGGCAAAACGATCTTGGGCCTGCAAATCGCCCAGCACGTCACCACCCAGCTCGGCGGCGCTGGATTGGCGTTCAGCATGGAAATGACCCGGCAGGAGCTGGCGACACGGGGTATCGCTTCGATGGGCGGCGTAAACCTTGGACGACTGGACGAGGGCAACATCGAAGATGACGACTGGCCAAAGATCACCAGTGCGGTAGGGCGGCTGATGGAAGCCAGGCTGTACGTGAACGATCAGGCTGGGCTCACGCTGTCGCGTATCCGATCAATCGCCCGCCAGTGCCAGAAGCGGGAAGGGCTGGACGTTTTATTGGTCGATTACATCACCTTGATCGGCTCGGAGGGCGGCCAGAACCGGACGCTTGAGGTCGGCAAAATCTCCACGGGCCTGAAAAATCTTGCGAAAGAGCTGCAGGTGCCGGTGATCGTGCTGGCGCAACTCAACCGAGGATCTGCGAACCGTACGGACAAGCGCCCGCGCACAAGCGATCTGCGTGACTCCGGCCAAATCGAGCAAGACGCCGACGCTGTGATCCTTTTGCACCGCGATGCAGACAGCGAAGAGGGCGCTAATGGCGTCACTCAGCTGATCGTCGGCAAGTGTCGCCACGGCAAGCCCGGTGACTGTCTTGTTCAGGCGCAAGGTCAGTTCGTGCGCTTCGTTCCGTTCGGGGGTAAGCCACCCTCAGACGAACAGGTCGCGATGGGCCGCGTGGTGAAGTTCACTGGCCGAACCCGAGGGAGGCCAGCCGATGAATGACCAAGTGAAAACCCTTACCGTGATCATGACCGACGCCGAAATCCGTCGGCACGCCGAGCGGTCGCATGTTCGAGCGCTTCGCGATGCTCGCCATCCGGCGCTGCACTTTCGTTATTCGACGGTCGACCGCAGTCGTGGATCTTGGCATGTTGTAGTGCGGGGCAAATGGGGCAAGGCGGGCAATTATCCTGGTATCAACGCCAAACTGATGCAGTCGACGCTGCCGTCGATCCTTGCGCGTCGCTCGGCTGATCCTGCGGCTGCATCGACCACCAGCAGTTGGACGACTGTCGGCGACGTGCTGGCCTGGTACACCGACCGGATGACCCGCGACCGTGGTCTGTCTGCCAAACGCAAGGCCAGCGCGCAGTCCGCATTGCGGTGCCACCTGGTGCCAAAACTTCAGCATGTGGAGTTGGCCAGCCTCAATCGTGCAGCCCTGGACAAGCTGCTGATGTGGCCCATGCAGGAGAAGTACGAACTGTCGTTCGTGCGGTCTGTGTATGGCGTGCTCGCCGCTGCGTTCCGCCAAGCAACCCGGCTGGCCCTTGTGGGGGCAAACCCCATGGCCGAGCTGAAATACAGCGACTTTGTCCGGACACGCATCAAACCCAAGCCCGCACGGCTGCGCGGTGACGACGTGCCTGCACTGCTGGCTGACCTGCGGGAGCGGATTACCCGCGCGCCTTTGGAATCGATGCTGGCGCTGCTGATGCTTTGCCACGGGACGCGACTCGGTGAAACCCGTCTGGCCCGCTGGAAGAACGTCAACGTGGCCACCGGTCAATGGTTCATCCCTGCGCCCGACACCAAGACCAAGGCGGAGCACACGCTGCCACTGACCGGCCAGGCCTGCGCGCTTATTGAGCGCTACCGGGCCATGCAGCTCGCGACCGGGTATCAAGGGCCCTTCCTGTTCCCAGGGCGTTCAGGTGAGGCCATCAGCGCGACCAAGGCCAGCACCTTGTTCGCCGGAATGGCGGGGCGTGAATGGTCGAGCCATGACCTGCGCAAGGTTGCCCGTACTGCGTGGGCCGATCTGGGCGTGGATTACATGGTGGGGGAGATGCTGCTCAACCATGCGATGAAGGATCTGGACGCCACCTACATCCACACCACCGCCGAGGGGCTGAAACGCCAAGCCTTGGAATCGTGGCATGACCACCTCGATAAGCTCGGTTTTGCTGCGCTGCATAACGGGACATGTGCGGGACACGAATCGACTAATGAAGGCGTGCAGGCCAACGAATCCGTGGCGTGTAGCGCAAATCTGCATCCATCCCAAGGGAGGAGGCTAATAGAAAATGCCGCCGCCCAGACCCAGCCAGGAGACGGCAATGAGTAGAGTATCTGCGGCACTGCCACGCAAAAGCATGCATGAGTACGAGCGTACTTTCCTCAAGGTGGCTGGTGACGGGCTGGCGCGGGAAAAGCTGGGCGGTGCGGTCGCTATGGCCTGCCTGCTCGATATTGTCGCCAGTTGGCACGCAACCCGGATCGACATTGAGTTCGGCGAGTACTGCAGGCGCTGGGTGTCCGAGGGAAATGCAAAGAACAAGATTGCCGATCGGCTGCTGCGCGATCTGCTGGGCCTCGATGACGAGCCGACTCCACCACGACGAATCAGGAAGGCAGCATGAGTGTTTATCGAAGCGCTGAGCACGCCATCATGCGAGCCATGAACGTGGATTCAATCTCTCTTCACAAGGGCGCTGGCTGGCAGAACAAGTGCCAGTCGGACAACTGGGAGCCGCCAAAGGCCGACAATCCATGCCCGCTGGATAAGTTCGACCAGCTCACCCAAGACAGCATGACCCGGGCGATACTGCGCCGCGTCCTGTCAAAGCATCACTGGGCGGTACTGGTCGCACACTTCATGGTCAACCTTGACGGTTCGACCCAGCAGCAGCGTGTAACGGCAATCATCGACCTGGCTCGATCTGCACCGGGGAAGGCGCATCACTTGTTCAAGACCAAGTGCGTGACAGCATGGGCAACGCCGCGCATCCCCGATTCGTTCATGGTTATCCACACATGGGACAACGCAGAACCGATGACGCCGGAGAAAACGCTGTACCGGTGGCGGTCGGATTTGCGCAAGTGGCTGAACGCCGAACGGGACGCCGCTATAGCGTCTGCCTCGGTGGTTTTGGACGAAGCTCAACTCATTGCCGAAGCCGCTTGATTGGCTGAGAAAATGAGAATATAGTTTCCCACATTGCGGTTCTGCGTCTTGAGATGCGAAGCCCACGAAACAAGAAAAGCCCGGCCATATTTGAGCCGGGCTTTTTTTATCCGTGTGGATGACCCTCTGTACCAGCGTGATGCCAGAATGATATTCTTCTGATATCACGTTCTGCGAGTTAAAAGATGTCGGTTGCAATTATCGAAAAAGTAGGTCTTAACGTACCGGAGCCATGGCTCTCTCAGGGTTTTGCTAGGGTCTGGGTTTTAGATGGTGAAGCGCCTGTAGTCTTTTTCAGTCGCGTCCAGGCTGAAATGTTTGTAGCGTTGCTGGATCCTATCGATATTGCTGTGCACTCGGATATGCATGTGCCGGCGCAAACGCCGTAGCGTTCAAGATCAGCCAGCGTCTGATACGAAATTGACACCGATTCTACTAGCCGCCATTGAGCGGCTTTTTTTGTACCTGAATTTTGCGCATGCGGCAGATACAGCAAGGGTTCACGTTGTGAATCAAGGCGAAAGCCCCGGCTCCTTGCTCTGCGGGCGCAGATAGGCGTATGGGTTGCGACTACGCGGCCGGCGCCGAAAGCCTCGACCAGATCGGGGTTTTTATTCTTTTCAATTTTGTGTGCAGGCCATTGCCAGGGTGGGCCTAGAAATCAACATGCCGCCGTTGTGGATGCCGGAACGCACATGGCATGCGCGCGGTCATGGATTCATTACCGGACGAGCGGAGTTGTACTAAGTTGAACGAAAGATTTATGACACCATCACATTTCGTGTGAGTCGTATCTCACATCAGCAAAGCAACTTGGCCCGTACGGTGTGCGGGCCCTTTTTAACGCACGTCAAAAGTTCGAAGTAGCTTCGCAGCGTTTTGCGCAGCAGTAACCTGGCGACTTCCAAATTATACCGTGACGCGTGGATAACATGAGACACACAGGGAGACCCATTAGAGCGGCGAGAAAGAGCGTGCGACTCCAAGAGAGCTGCACGCATCCGTTAGTTCGGAAAGGTTACTACCTTGGCTTAGACACTGAAGACTACGTTTGCCTGACTTGTGGCAGATCCGGAAAAGTTCCCGCATGGCCTAGCGAGATATTTTCTCTTAACGCTGCGCCCCACGCAGCTTGCCCTGCTTCTGACACTGACACTGACCCTGACTCAAATTAGGTCTGGGCTCGTTTCCTATTGCTCTTGAAAACGTCCCACCTTAGATTTGCCTCGGTATGTTTGGCGTTAGCGATGAGGACTGCTGCTGTGAAGTGAGTAATAGACGCGGGCGTTAAAGGAAAATCTTTGAGTATGGAATAAGCTTCCTCGCTGAGCTTGTCAGCGTCAAAGAAGCATTGATTGATTTTACTCAGGTCGTCTAGGACCTGCAGTGGCTGCATCGGGCGTGATGTCCTGGGTTCCATACTACCTCCTGGCACAAGGCTTTCGTGGACAGCTGGCTAACAGTCGACAAAAAAATGATACTCAGAAAGCGCAAGCGGTTAACTATCCGAATGACTGACAATGCGGCCTCGCACGATTCGTCTGAGTTATTCGGATATATATTAAGACCAATGGCAACATATCATATTGATACTATTAGGCCGTGCTCCATGAAACGTCAGTGACGCCGTGTCGTTCTGCTAAGGGCTTGCTAACCTTTGGGACCTTATCGGTTCGATATTTGGGGATTTGACCGATTCCAGCATCTACTGACGCCCAATGCCATGCTTCACTGTTACTCATATCCGTTGTTCTTACATAGAAGCTTCTGTAAGCGCCATGATACAAGTAGTCGATTTTGTAATGTTCTGATTGGGACATTTCGGCTCTCCGTCAGTGACTAAATCAGTTGATCGGCTCTCCTAGAAAAAATTCCATCTAGTAAGAAACCAATCCGTTTAGACGAGCTGCAGCCGTACCCTCTGGCCTTCAATAGCCACTTTCTAATCAACTCCCTAACGGGGAGGACACCGGATGAAGTCCATGCCAGAAAAGAATCCTGATTTCTGGGCCGCGCTGTACCTCTTCATCAGCACACCGCTATGGCAGGGCGCGATCATGGCGACCACCGTCTCGCTGTTGCGTGTCCTCTACGAAGCCAAGGAAGCGAACAAGTGGCGGATCGTGCTGGAGGCGCTCATCTGTGGCTCGCTGAGCCTGTCCGCCAGTAGCGTTATCGAATGGATGGCCTGGCCGCCGAGCTTGTCAGTCGCCGCCGGCGGAACCATTGGCTTTGTTGGGGTCACAGCGATCCGAGAGCTGATCATCAAGTTCCTTGGGCGAAAGGCGGATGCACCATGAGCACATTGAAGTCCTTCGCGCTGGCATGCGTGATTGCCCTTGTCGGGGTTCTGCTGGTGGGTATTCAGCAGTACCGGGTGCTTGCATTGGAAGGCCGGGTCAGCATCGAAACCAAGGGCAAGGCTGACGCCGTGGCAGCCAACGAGGCGAGCCAGGCAACCATCACCACGCTGCAGGCCGAAGCCAAGCGGAACGCCGCGTACAGCGCCGACCTGGTCAAGCGCATCAAGGCCAGTGAAGACAAAGCCAAGCAGGCGAGGAAGAACTTTGAAGATCTCAAACGCAACAGCAAGCCTGTTCGTGATTGGGCTGCTCAGCCTTTGCCTGACGGCCTGCGCGGGAAAGCCGTCAGTGGTAACAAAGACAAGCGCCCTAAGAATTGAAGCGCCCGAGCTGGTGCCATGTGAGCGGGTAGAGGCAGATGACGCCGACCTACAGGACAACGGCGATGTATGGGCCTTGAAAGATCAAGCCATCAAGCTGCTCGACACCTGCGCAGATCAGGTTGACGCCCAGATCGTTCGCAGTCAGAGCAAGTGATCTATGACGTCTATATGCGGGATCCTGCAGGACCTTGCCGGTGGGCAGTATAGGATCCAGTTGTATGCAGATAGATTCTGCTTTGGTTATTCGTCTTGGCAAGTAAGCGCGTCATAGACCGCTGTAAAATCAATGTATCCCCAGAGCATCGTCTTGCCATCTTCGGTTATCAGGACGGCTAAGTTTTCACCCTCATCACCCTGGCTAGGTAACCGTTCAATCATGCAGGTGTCTTTAGTAAATGGTGCCAGCCCCATGCCGACCTTTTTTAGTGAGGCTACAACCTTTGCCAGTGGAGGTTGTGCTACATCCATCATGGTACCCCAGCACTCCCCGCCCATCGATACTGAATCCCTAAGATACGCTGTAACTTTGTCACGGGGCTCGTTGTTCTGGATCATTCGTTGCCAATAGCCCCATGCAGTGCCGGTGCCTCCCGTGTCGGTGATTTCCCCAGCATCAGGATCGATGGACCAAATATGGCTTATAGCTGGGTTAGCGGTTTCGGCTTTCACAACTTGCTCATATCCTGAAACTTGATGCCTCGTAAACTTCTGGCCGGGATTAGTTTTTGCCCACCTTCTGGCCTCTTCAAAGGTTTCAAACCATTGGCGCTCAGGCTCTGTTGGGCGCTCTGCTCGGAAGCTGCTGTTTATTTCATCAATTATTCCCATGACATCCGCCCCTGCGCCGAATGTCCTTTCGAAATCGCTCATGTACTACCTCTTTCGACCGTGTGACTCATTAAGTCGGACCGGATATGAATAAAACCGTCGTAAATAACGACAATCGCTCCTTCACTGTCAAGGCAAAGCGTTACGACACTAGTAAGCGGATGTCGGGCCGAGCATTGCAGAAGCGCCGCCTGAGCGTCTGGACCAAAGACCCTTGCTGCGCAATGTGCCGACGGCTCACTGACTACCCGTCAGGCTTTGAGCTCGACCACAAGGTGCCACTGTTCAAGGATGGGGAAGACACCGAGGCGAACTGCCAAATTCTGTGTGTTAGTCCAGACGGCAAGATCCCAGGGTGTCACGAACGCAAGACCGCCACCGACCTTGGGTATCGCATCAAGATCCAGATCGGCCCAGACGGCTACCCCGTAGAGAACTGAGAGACCAGATAGGTAATAGGAGCAGCCATGACCGGCGTATTCGACAGATGCGCCGGGTGCGGCGTTGCTATGAACCACCAGGATGGACGAGGCAAGGCGACCAAGTACTGCGGTGACATCTGCCGCATTGCTGGTGACAGCCAGAATCGAGCATCCCGAACTTACGCAGAGTGTTCGGTGCACGGGTGTTGCAAGCCCGCCACACGCATTGCGTCAGTCATGTGCGAGACGCACTACTACCGACAACGCCGCACAGGCATGACCTCTCTGCGGGCAGTGACTCTATCGAATACGGTCAAGCCAACCGCAGAACTTCGGGTCATCCCGGAGACGGTGGAGCACAGTCACGGCTACTTGCTGAACTACGCGCCAGACCATCCGCTATCGAGAGGAAATCACCCTCGGGTCTATCAGCATCGCGCGGTGTACTACGAGCATCACGGTGCCGGTCCCTTCAACTGTAATTGGTGCCAACGCTTAGTTACCTGGGAAACCATGCATGTTGACCACGTCGATGACGACAAGCAGAACAATGACATCTCCAACCTGGTTGCGAGTTGCCCGACCTGTAATCAGGCGAGAGGGCAGTGGAAGGTCAGGCTGCATCATCGGCGACAGACAGGCATCAAGATCGGTGACCGCACTCACACCATTAACGAATGGGCTGCGATTGCCGGGATTAGCCGTAACGCTATCCGGCTTCGACTGGACAAGGGATGGCCTGCTGAGCGTGCCGTGTTCGAGCCAAGAGGCAAGTTCGGGCCACGTTCAAAGATGCGGGCATGAATGCGAAATATTCCCATCAGTGACGCACCGTTTCAGGGCGCTGGAAAATACGGGGGAGGGTGGGTCGAGAGTTCAGAGCTCTCGATGCCGGAAATCGACTCCCGCCCTTTTCTTGCGCGACCGCGAAATGAATAGTTTTTTTTCGGAATGAAACCATGGCAGGACGACGACCCACTCCCACGACGCTGAAGCTCGTAAAAGGGAATCCGGGGAAGCGCGCGCTGAACAAAAAGGAGCCGAAGCCAACCCGGTCTATTCCCAGCCCACCAGATCACCTGACCGACGCAGGGAAAGTCGCCTGGGGCCGACTCACCGTGATGCTGGATCGCATGGGCGTGCTGACCGAGGCCGACACCTTCGCGCTGGAGCGGCTCTGCGATTGCTACGCCGACATCCTCGAACTGCGCGACCTGGTCGAGCGGGATGGTCGGACCTACGAAACGACCAGTACCCAAGGCGAGACGGTCATCAAGGCCAACCCCGCTGTTTCCATGCTCGCCGACGCTGATCGACGCTTCAAAGGCTACTTAGTCGAGTTCGGCCTGACCCCGGCCGCCCGCTCTAAGGTTCAAATAAAAGACGATGACCCAAAAGAAGACCAGTTCGCGGAGTTCTTCGGTTGAGGACCGAGCAACCCAATATGCGACCGAGGTCAATAGCGGCGCACGGATCGCCGGCCCGGACATTAGAAACGCTTGCGCACGACACCTGAAGGATCTGAAAGAGGGCAAAAAGCGCGGGCTTGTCTGGGATGTAGAGGCGGCAACTAAAGCGATTCGGTATTACCGGACCGTACTCAAGCTCAACGGTGGCGACTACGAAGGCAAGCCCTTCGAATTGCTGCCTTGGCAGTGCTTCATTGTTGGCAGCGTCTTTGGCTGGAAATCGGCAGACGGTTACCGCCGCTTTCGTGTCGCCTATGTCGAGACCGGCAAGGGTTCTGGAAAGTCACCACTGGCCGCTGGCGTTGCATTGTTCGGCCTGGTTGCCGACGGCGAGGCCCGGGCTGAGATTTACGCGGCGGCGACGAAGAAAGATCAGGCCATGATCCTGTTCCGCGATGCGGTGGCCATGGTTCAGCAGTCTCCGGAACTGTCCAAGCGGCTAACAACCAGCGGCACTGGCCAGAACATCTGGAACCTTGCCTATCTGAAGACCGGATCGTTCTTTCGCCCGATCAGTTCGGACGACGGCCAATCCGGACCGCGCCCGCACATGGCGTTGATCGATGAGGTCCACGAACACAGAAACAACACGGTCGTGGAGATGATGCGCGCCGGCACTAAGAGCCGGAAGCAAGCGATGATTTTCATGATCACCAACAGCGGCTCCAACAAGCTTGGGCCGTGCTGGAGTTATCACGAATACGGCTCCCGGGTTGCTTCTGGCGAACTGGTTGATGATGCATTTTTCTCTTTCATCTGCTCCCTGGATGAAGGCGATGACCCGATCCAGGATGAGGGCTGCTGGTTTAAGTCCAATCCGTCGCTGCAAGACGCAGATCTGCCCGGTATCAAGTACCTGCGAGAACAGGTAACCGAGGCTCGCGGCATGCCCAGTAAAGAGGCAATGGTTCGCCGCCTGAATTTCTGCCAGTGGACCGGCGCCGAATCACCGTGGATCAGCACCGATGTTTGGAAAGGTGCCGCGCTTGACTTCGATTGGAATGAATTGCGCGGCAGGCGGGCGTATGCGGGGCTTGATTTGTCCAGCACCCAGGATCTTACCGGCTTGGTCTTCCTCGTCGAGCCGCTAAAACCGGGCGAGAAGTGGTTGCTGGTTCCTTTCGCCTGGCTCCCCGATGAGGGGCTCGCTCGCAAGGCAGAGCAGGACCGGGTGCCTTATGTCGAGTGGAAGGCGCGCTGCGTGCTTGAGACGACGCCAGGGCGAGCCATCAGCAAAAGGGTGATCCTTCAGCGGCTTTCCAAGCTGTGCAGCTTCTTCGAGGTTATCGCGGTCGCCTATGACCGCTGGCGCATTGAAGACCTCATCGCCATGGCTAATGACGACGGCATAACCCTGCCGCCGATGATCCCTTTTGGCCAGGGTTACAAGGAAATGAGCCCGGCAGTTGAGCGGTTCGAAGAAATGTTGCTCAACAACGACTTGGCCCACCCGAACAACCCCGTCATGAACTGGTGCGCGAACAACGCGGTGACCACTTCGGACGACGCTGAAAACCGGAAGCCTTCGAAAGAGAAGGCTATCGGCAGGATTGACCTCATCGTCGCCGCAATCATGGCCGTGGGCATCGCAGCGAAAGAAGCTGACGCCGCTCCAGACGTAAATGACTTTCTCGACAATATGGTGATCGCCTAATGGCAGACCTCAACGATTCTGGCTTCTGGCAGCGGTTCTGGAGCCGCTTCAGCGGCAGAACGCGCCTCGATGATGGCGAGCGGGCCGTGCCTTTCGAATCACATACCACGCCGTCAGGTTCGGTAGTGGGCGCCGACTCATCGCTGAAACTGTCGGCGGTGTGGGCGTGCGTACGACTCCGCGCGCAGACGGTCGCATCGCTGCCTTTGCATCTGCGTGGCGAAGACAAATCGCACGCCAAAGAGCATCCGCTGTACCGGCTGCTGCACTCTTCGCCGAACGCGGACATGACTGCAAGCGAATTCTGGGAGTCGCAGCTGGCATCTCTGGACCTTTGGGGCAATGCCTTTTCCCATATCGTCTGGATCGGCCGACGCGTGACGGCCCTGGTGCCGCTCAACCCTGAAAAGATGACTGTTCGCCGCACCAGTAGCGGGAAGCTGGTCTACGAATACACGAAGGGCGGCAACGTCAAAGAGTATGCCGAAGAGGAGATCCTTCATCTGAAGGGTTTCACGCTGGACGGCTTGATGGGCTTGTCTCCGATCCAGTTCGCCGCCGAAACACTGGGCGGTCTGATGGATGCGAACAAAGCGGCCACTCGCGAGTTCCAGAACGGCCTGAAGGTTGGCGGATTCTTGAAGACTGGCGTTGCAACGCTGGCCCAGGAACAGCGTGATCGACTTCGCGCCGGACTGTCCACATTCGGTCTGCCGGAGAACGCAGGCAAATGGATGGTGCTTGAGGCGGGTATGGAGCCGGCATCTGCCCAGGGTATTCGCATCAATCCTGTCGACGCCCAGCTCCTTGAGTCTCGATATTTTGGCATTGAGGAAATCTGCCGCGCGTTCGGCGTGCCTCCTCAGCTTGTCGGCCACACAAACAAGGCGTCCAGCTGGGCTTCCAGCCTGGAGCAAACAAACATGGGGTTCCTGACCTACTCGTTGCGGCCAACGCTGGTGCGGATCGAGCAGGCCATCGCGAAAAAGCTGTTGCTTCCTGAAGAACGCGGTTTGTACCGCCCGAAATTCGCGGTCGAGGGCCTGCTCCGCGCCGATTCTGCCGCCCGGTCGAGCTTCTACTCCCAAATGCTGCAGAACGGGGTCATGAGCCGCAATGAAGTCCGGGCGCTTGAAGATTTCCCGCCTGTTGAGGGTGCAGATGCACTCACCGCGCAGCTGAACTTGACCACCATCGACAAGATCGGGGCTCCCGAGGAACCGAAATGACTCATAAGACCCTGGATTTACATTTTGAAATCAAGGCTGTCAGCGATGACGGCCTTTTTTCTGGCTACGGTTCCGTGTTCGGCAACGTGGACGGCGGCGGCGACATCGTCCACGCGGGCGCCTTCACCAAGTCCATCAAGGAATGGGAAGGCCGCAAGCGGATGCCACCGGTTCTCTGGAATCACGACCGGAACGAGCCAATCGGCGTCTACACGGCCCTTCGAGAGGACGAAAAGGGCCTTTATGTCGAGGGCAAGCTGCTGGTCGGCGAGGTGCAGCGTGCTCGCGAGATCCACGCCCTTATGAAAGCCGGCGCCCTGGACGGCATGTCCATCGGTTACGGCGTGCGCGGGGCTGACCGGGACCGCGCAACTGGGGTGAGAAACCTCAAAGATCTGCGGCTTTTCGAAGTCAGCATCGTGACTTTCCCAATGAACGAAGCGGCGACTATCGATGCCGTGAAATCTGCACTGGAGGAGGGCTCGCTGCCCAGCCTCCCAGAATTTGAAAAGTTCCTGCGTGAGGCCGGCTTTTCGAAAACCCAGGCTGCCGCCGTCGCAAGTGGCGGCCTGGTCAAGTTGCTCCGGAGTGAGTCCGGCGACACCGAAGCGAACAAAACGCTAAGCGATGCGCTGGCGATTCTCAAATCAAATTAAGGATTCACTCCCATGGCTGACGAAAATCAACTCGTTGAACTGACCAACGAATTCAAAAAAGCGACCGATGAGGTCAAGAAGCTCGGCGAAGACATCACCGGCAAGATGGCCCACGGTGAAAAGGTCACCTCTGACCTGAAAGAGCAGGCTGACAACGCTCTGACCTTGATGAACGGCTTCAAAGCCCGCGTCGATGAACTGGAGCAGAAGTTGGCGCGCCACGGCGAGGACGATAATGATCAGGAGCAGAAAAGCTTCGGTCAGCAGTTCGTTGAGTCGCAAACCTTCAAGGGCCTGGCGGAATCCAGCTCGCAACGAGGTCGCGCCGACATGCAGTTCAAGGCCACCATCACTCTTGCTACCAGTGACGCTGCGGGCTCTGCCGGTGCAACGGTGGCAACTACCCGTTTGCCGGGTATCGTTGCTCAGCCTGACCGCCGCTTGACCGTTCGTGACTTGATCACGCCAGGTCGCATGGACGGCAACGCGCTGGAATATGTCCGCGAAACAGGCTTCACCAACGCAGCAGCCGCTGTAGCTGAAACTGCCAAGAAGCCGCAGTCCGACATCCAGTTCGATCTGATCAGCACGACCGCGAAAGTCATTGCGCACTACGTCAAAGCGTCCCGCCAGATTCTGTCGGATGCTCCGATGCTGGCAAGTTACATCGACGGCCGCCTGCGTTATGGCCTGGTCTACAAAGAAGAGCAGCAGCTGCTGAACGGCGACGGTACCGGCCAGAACCTGTTGGGCATCGTGCCTCAAGCCACGGCTTTCGCTGCGCCGTTTGCTCTGGCTGGCGCCACCACCATGGATACGCTTCGCCTTGCGATGCTCCAGGCGGTGCTAGCAGAGTTCCCGGCTACAGGCCACGTTCTGAACCCTATCGACTGGGCGCGCATCGAGCTGACCAAGGACAGCGAAGGTCGCTACATCATCGGCCAGCCCCAAGGCGTTGCATCTCCGACCATGTGGGGCCTACCGGTGGTTTCTACCCAGGCGATGGCTTCCGGCAAGTTCCTGACCGGTGCTTTCCGAATGGGCGCCCAGCTGTTTGATCGCTGGATGGCCCGCGTGGAAGTGGCTACCGAGAACGAAGACGACTTCGTCAAGAACTTGGTAACCATCCTGGCAGAGGAGCGCCTTGCACTGGCCGTGTATCGCCCTGAAGCCTTCATCTACGGCAATGTTGTTCCTGCCGTCTGATCAAGCCGGGGCTGGGTAAAACCAGCCCCCACGAGGTGAATCATGAGTCAGAAAGCGATTTATACCGTTGACAGGCAGCACCTGGGCGACCGGATGTATATGCCTGGCGATGACCGCGAGCTCGATCCGAACGAAGCCAAGCGTCTGGTCGAGCTGGGCGTCCTGATCGAGAAGAAGGCAGAGCCAAAAGCCTCGAACAAGTCCTTGAAGGGCGCACCCGAGAACAAATAAATGAGCCTGATCGCTATCGAAGACGCAATGCTCCATGTCCGAGCGGAGGAAGCCGACCGGCATCTCGTCCAGCTGTACTTGGACGCGGCAGAAGACAGCGCGGTGCGTTTCATGGGGCGCAGCGTCTACCCAGATCAGGCGGCCCTGGACGCGGATGTTACAGCTGAGCTGGCCGGCGAAAACCCGATTGTGGTGAACCCGTCCATAACCGCTGCCTGCCTTCTGCTTGCTGGTCATCTCTACGCAAACCGCGAAGACGTGGCCACCGGCGTCAGCGTTACTCAAATGCCGATGGGCTCCACGTTCCTGCTCACGCCTTACCGCGCAAATATGGGGGTTTGATATGAGGGCTGGGCCACTGCGTAACCATTGTTCGCTTCAGTCTGAGCAGCGCGTCTCCGACGGTGGCGGCGGCTATTCAAAAGGCTGGGTAGAGCTGAGAAAAATCTGGGCAGCGATTGAAACACCTGGTGGGCGCGCCGCCGTAATAGCCCAGCAAGTGAAAACTCTGGTCACTGCCGAGATTCTGGTTCGCCCAGCAGCTGACCTGGTGGCGGGGCGCAGGATTGTTCATTCCGGCACCACGTACCTGATCGAAGCCGCACTCCCCGACAACAAGCACTCCATGCTTCGGCTGGTGTGCTCCAGCGTTCCAAACCCTTGAGGTGTTCACCATGAAAATTCGAGCATTGTCCCGTTTGTCCGGGCCGACTGGCGTCCAGATGCCAGGCGACGAGTTCATCGTTGACGCGGCCACCGGTGCCGATCTGATCGCGCGCCGCGCAGCAGAAGAAGTCATGCCAGAACCGGCCGAGCCGGTGGCCGACAAGAAACCAGCGAAGAAGAAGGCCTGATCGTGGCCCGGCGCTCAAGCGTGCAGGGCAACTTCAAGTTGCGCGGGCTGCTGCGCCGGATCGGCAACCAGATGGAAAGCGATTTGCGTCCGGCGATGGTCCAGGCCGCAAACCTGGTGCTTGCCACTCAGCAGCGCTTGATTCCACGCGACCCAAGTTCTTCGGAGCACATCGAGGATGAGCTTGAGGCGTTTGTCTCGAAAAGCGGCCTGGATGCGCAAATCGGTATTCGCGGGAAGAAAGATAATCGGAAGTTCTTCTACGGGCGATTCCTTGAATACGGCACGAAGCAGTACACCCGGGGCGACAGCACTGTCGCTGCTCGGCCTGCGCATCCATGGCTTCGCCCTTCGTACGACATGAACCGCGAGCAGATTGTCGACCTGATCACCAAGGCGATTGCCTCAACCTTGCGCAAGGCTGCGGAGGCCAAATGAGCGATCCAAGCTGGGCATTGCAAGTGGCTCTGTTTCAGCGCCTGTCAGCGGCCCTGACAGTGCCCGTGTTTGACGCTGTAGAGAGTGGCACGCCATACCCCTACGTGACGCTGGATTACGAGGCCGTAGACAACACCTCGCCGATCTCGGGCAAAAAGCGCGAAACCCGTTTTTTCTACCTAAGCGTCTGGAGCGACCACCAAGGCCAGGCCGAAGTGAAACGCATCAATGCGGAGATTGCTGAAGCCCTGGACGAAGTGAAACTGCCGCTCAGCACCGGCAACGCGGTATCGATCCGTGTCATCCGTACAGAATCAAACCGGGAGCCTGACGGAATCACCTACATGGGCTCCGTCACGCTGCGCATCATCACCCAACACTAATTTCCGCCACTCCGGCCGCACTGCGGCTACATCACCTGTCCTCAGGAGGACTACCCATGCCTGTTAATACCGCTGCCGGTACGCGACTTTCCATTGGTCCGCGTCTCTCGGCAAAACTCCCGGCGCTGGATTCCGCCGCGATCACGCTGCTGGCTGGCCTCACCTACATCGAGGTAGGCGAGCTGGAAAACATCGGCGACTACGGTGACGAAGTTGGCGACGTGACGTTCTCGGCCCTGGCCGACTCGCGCACCCGTCACTTGAAAGGCCTGGCTGACGCCGGTTCGGTCGAGCTGGCTATTGGCTTCGACGCTGGTGACGCTGGCCAGTTGGCTCTGGTCGCTGCACAAAAAGACCGCTCCCAGTTCGATTACCCGGTGAAAGTCGAGTACGTCGACGGCTTGATCGACTACTTCGCCGTCAAGGTCATGAGCTCCCGCAAAGGCGTGGGCGGTGCCGAAGACGTGATCAAGCGCAACGTGACCGTGGGTATCAACTCCGGGATCTACGAAGTGCCTGTCGCGCCTTGATTCGCTGATTGCTTCACTGCGCGGCCGCCTGGCTGCGCAGCTTTTCTCCCTTTTTAATTGCAGGAATACCCCAACATGTCCAAGACCAACTACGGCACCGTTGACGTTGAAGTCGGCACCGAGATCTACACCCTGAGTTTCAACCTGAAAGCCGTGCGCGCTGTTGAGCGTTTCTTCGGTGGCATTTCCCCAGCGTTGCAGGAACTGCAAAAGCTACAACTGGGCGCGGCCGCCCGAGTCATCATTGCTGGCGCAAACCTGACGCTGAAGCCGAAGGAAGTCGAAGCGCTGGAAGAAGAAATCTATGACTTCGGCATCGGTGAGGTGACGCCTTCCCTGGTCAACTACGTCTTGACGCTCCTGAACCCTGCCGCGAAAAGTGCAGAGGATCTGGCCGCCGCAGACGCTGAGGCTGCTGAAGCGGCGACGAAAACCCCAAAAAAGTAAAGCCTGACGCCAATCGGAGCTATGTCGATGAGGTATACGGCATAGCTACCGGCTGGCTGGGCTGGTCTGACAGCGAGGCATGGACGGCCTCGGTGCCATCGATCTTCTTGGCATGGGAAGCGAAAAAGGTATTTCTCGAAATGACCAACCCCAATGGCCCACCGAAGAAGAAGCCGAGCAAGGAAATGGCCGCCAAAGAGGCGCGCATGGGTTTCCGGGCGGCCGCAATGAATCGACCGCAGGACAGCGCGGCGTCGCCATGACGCTGCGAACAAATTTGTGATCAGCCGCCCATTGAGGCGGTTTTTTTTCGCCCGGAGAATCGTTTATGGCAGGTCAAGAAGTCCAGGGGATGCTGATCCGGCTTGAGGCCACGACGGCGCAGCTTCGCCAAGAAATGGACAAGGCCGATGCGTCGGTGACCAAAGCCACCGGGCGAATTGACAGCCAGCTTAGTCGAGTCGACTCGGCATTTGATCGCGTCGGAAAGAGCGCGCAAACAGCATCGAACGTCCTGAAAGGCGCTTTCGCACTGGCGGTCGGTGGTGCTGGCGCTGGCGCTCTGCTCGCTCAGGCCGAAGCTTACACAACCGTTGCCAACCGCCTGAAGCTGGTGACGTCGAACAGCGCAGAGTTCACCGCGGCGCAGAATGCTGTATTCGCTATCGCGCAGAAGTCCGGTCAACCGCTGGGTGCCACTGCTGAACTGTACCAGCGGATCGCCCAGAACCAGGACGCGCTGAAGCTAAGCGGCAAGGGTGTCGCGGGAATTGTTGAGACGATCAGTAAAACGATGGTCATCAGCGGCACATCTGCAGAGTCAGCGAATGCTGCGCTCATTCAGTTGGGCCAAGCCTTTGCCTCCGGCACCCTTCGCGGGGAAGAACTGAACTCCGTAATGGAGCAGGCTCCGGCACTCAGCCAGGCAATTGCCAAGGGGATGGGCGTTTCCGTGGGTGCGTTGCGGGCCCTGGGTGCCGCTGGCAAGCTAACTGCTGACTCTGTTATCAAGGCGCTGCAAGCACAAGCTGAAGCCGTCAATGCCTTATTCGCGAAGATGCAGGGCACTGTCGGCATTGCCCTGACTCGCACGCAAACAGCATTCACGAAGATCATCGGCGAAGCTGATGCGTTCAGCGGCACAAGCGCGTCGCTCGCAGCTTCGATTGATGCGGTCGCTAAAGCGCTGAGCTCTATCAATGTGCCTGCGGCGATGGCAGTTATTGAGGCGCACGGTAAAGCACTGGCGGAGATCCTCGGGGTTGTACTTATTGCCGCTTTGGGCCGCGTTGCTGCGGGACTAGCCGAGGCCGGCGTGAAAGCTGCCGGGAATATTGTCACCTGGGTACAGCTGACCACTGTCACTCGCGCCGCAGCAGCTGCCAAGATCGAAGAAACTGCGGCTTCAGCCTTGCTCACTGCCGCTCATGTCGCTGAGGCCGCCTCAAATGTCCAGGTCGCGCAGGCTACCGAAGCGGGCGCCATAGCCAAACTTGCTCTTCTCCAGGGTCAGCGTGATCAGTTGGCCTACACCACTGCTCTCTCCGTTGGGACAGTCGAACAGGCACGCTACACCAAGGCCCTCGCTGCCACAGACCTAGAATTAGCAGCTGCGAAGCGTGCAGTTCAAATATCCTCCGCCCAGCTTGATGCCGCGCTAAAAATCGAGTCGGCGACTTTGGCTAAGGATGCGGCCGCAACTCAAGCGGCTTCAGCCGCAAAAGCGGAATATGCCGCAATTTCCTCAACGGCCGGTCGTGCCGGCAGCGCACTCCTCGGAGTACTGGGTGGGCCGGTTGGCCTGGCCTTTACAGTGGTGGCGCTGGCTGCCAGCTACCTGACTCTCGGATCCAGCACTGACGCCGCCACCAAGGCGTTGATCGATCAGAACGCCACGGTAGGCGAAGCAATCAAGAAATTTGACGAGCTCGACGCGTCTCAACAGCGTCTGCAGACATCAAAATGGGTGGGCGAACAGCGTGATGCGCTCAAATCCGCCGCCGCTGACCTTGAGAGCTATGCCGCTAAAAGCTATCAAAGCCTTAACCTCGCAAATCGTGGCAATACTGAGTACCAAGAGCAGTTCGCCCGGATGCTGGCCGAAGTGCGCGATGGCAAGCGAACGCTGGACTCGGTGACTGCCTGGGCGCAGGACACGGCAAAGCTGACCCCTATGCAGGTTCAGCGGCTGACTGAACTGTCCGCTGCATACGGTGCGAGCACCAAGCGAGCCAGCGAACTGGGCGATGTGCTGGGTAAAACGTCAAAGGCAACGACCGGCCTGACAGCCAGCACCCAAGAGCTGAATGCAGCACAGAAGACCGGCGGGCAGAGCGGTGCCAGCGACGCCGCCTGGGATACCTACATTGAAAAGCTGACCAAGACCCGCGATCTGCTCGGGGCGAACGCTGCGGCTGAAGCCGCTTATACGGCAGCGAAAATGGGTGCTACGCCTGCTCAAATGGCGCAGGCCAAGTTGATTGCCGACGAAACGGACACCCTGAAGAAATACCAGGAAGCAATCAAGGAAGGTAACAAGGTCGAGCAGGCCGCGCTCAAGCTCAAATTGGTTGCCTTATACGCTGCCGAAGACGCGACCGCTCAGACAGCGGCTGCACAGAAAACGTCGCTCGACGAGGCGGCAAAGGCTACCGAAAACAGCGCGACCCGCCAGGTTGCGGCGCTACAGCGGATTATCGACCAAACCGTGCGGGTGGCGACCGGCACTGATATGCCGCGTCAAAATCTTTCGGGTTACGGCCTGCTCACCAACGGCGGTACTCCACCGGCAGCGCCGGTAGTGACCAAAGCTACTCCGGATCAGCGCGCGACGGCGGACATTGCTCGACTAAACGAAACCACGGATGCGAACAAACGCGTGGACAAAGCCGCCAACGCTGCGGCAACCGCGCTGAAGAACCAAGCCAAGGCACTTGACGATTTGCTGGCCAAGTCCGGCATCTCGACCAAATCTGCAAATGAAATGGCCGATGCCTACCTGGCTGGCGCCGATAACGTGCGCGCCATTACGATTCAGCAAAAAATTGAGGAGGAATTGCTCAAAACAGGTGCTGGAGCTCGGGACAAGGTGACCAAGGCGATCAACGATCTGCAGGATGCCGAGGACCGCCGGGACGTAAACAAAAACATCACTGAAATGAAGGTCGAGGTTGATCAGATCCTGAAGCAGGCCACGGCCACGCTACAGGGCAAGGATGCGCTTGAGGCTTATAACGTCGAGAAATCTGTGACCGTGGCGCTGGCGGGCAGAAACATTTCGGTGGGCAGCGAAGAGTACAAGCAGCTGGTAGCCACAACCAAGGCCCAGCTCGACGCGAATAAAGCGCTGGAGCAGGCTGGCCAAGTCGAAGGCATTGTTGATCGGCTTACCCCAAAGACCAAGCTGCTTCGAGACTTCACGAACGAACAGGATGCGCTCAACGCCGCTATTGCTCGCTATCCGGAAAACGCCGCGCTGTATCAAGATGCATTGGTCAAGCTCGGCAAAGAATACGAAGTCAATCAGAGCAAGGCCACGATCTGGGGCCAGCTCACCGAAGGCGCAGTAGATCGTATCGACGGCGTGTTCGCAGATGCATGGGCGAACATCGGCAGCGGCGCGGGCAACCTCTGGGACAACCTGGTCAAGGGTGCCAAGCAGGCCTTTGGCGAAATTGCTCACATGCTCACCACAAAGCCCTTGCTGGCTTCGCTCAGCAACTGGCTCACCGGGACGGATAACGGGCAGGGGATTGGTTCGGTTTGGAGCAAGCTGCTCGGGACAGTGGGCGGTTCGTCCGGCTCATCCAGCGCAGGAGATTCTGGCGGCTGGGGCAGCATGGCTAGCCTAGGCAAAAACATTTACTCGGCATGGAGTGCAGTCACTGGCGTAGGTGCAGATATTGCGGCGGGCTATGCCTCTGGCGGCATCAGCGGCGCAGTATCTGGGGGCATCGGCTACTACAGCAGCATGTTGTCGTCGCTGGGTGGCACGCTGTCGAGTGGATTTACGTCCCTGACAACAGCGCTAGGCCTGCAAACGGCTGCCACTACGGCGGGAACCGCGGCTGTGGGCACGGGTTATGGCTTGGGTGGTGCGCTTGTTTCAGGCACCGCCGGCTCTGCAACCTATGCCGCTGGCCAAGCCGGCTTGTCCGCGGCACTGAGTAGCGCTGCAGCCATGTGGCCGCTTGCCGTAATTATGGGCATGTACCAGTCCGGCAAGCTCTATAGCGCGGGTGTTCGCCCTGACGCAGGCGAGATGGCGGACAGCGCAGGCGGCACGGTCCTCGGCAAGACCACCATGCTTCCTGCCATTGCCGCAGCCAAGTACTTCGAAGTCACCGACAAACTGCTCGGCAAGGTCGTTGGCGGCAAGATGGCGGCGATCCTGAGCGGCTCAACCCTGTTCCAAGCTGTCTGGAGCAAGGTCGGCAGCAAGTTGTTCGGCAGTGGCTACCAGACCAAAGACACCGGCATTCAGTTGAGTGTCGATGACGGCATGTTTGACGCCTCGCAGTACATCAAGCAAAAGAAAAAGAAGGGCCTGATTTCCGGATCAAGCAAGACCCGGTACCTGACGGCCGATCTTGATCCGACAATCAAGGATCCACTGGGTCAGCGTTACAACAGCACGGTGATGACCGTTCTGGATCAGTTCACGCTGCTGAACGTCGCGCTGAACGACACCGTGCTCGACGGCCTCAACATGGCCAAGCGCTACATCAGCACGAAAGACCGCTCAGAAGACGACATCAATACGGCGATTGACCTTTGGTTTACGGACCTTGGCCAGGCTGCCGTCACTGCCGTTTCGGATGCAACCAACTCCGGCATTGGCAATTACAACTTCGTCCAGCTTCAAGAGTTCGTCGGCAACCTGTACAGCATCAACGACACGTTCAAGCTGCTCAACATCAACGCGCTACCCCTGAGCGTCTGGGGTGGCAAGCTGACTGAACAGTACGTCGCGATGGCTGGCGGCATGGAGGCGCTCAACACTTCCGCAAGCAAGTATTACGACAACTTTTTCAGTGACTCGGAGAAGGCAAGCGATACGCTCGCGGCGGTCAACCAGCAGTTCCAGGCACTTGGCCTGACGCTGCCCGCGAACGAGGCCGGTTTCCGGGCGATGGTCGAAGGCATCGACAGCACAACGGATGCCGGTCGGTCGATGTACTTCACGTTGATGGGGCTGAGTGATAGCGCCAAAGCGGCTTATACGATCATGAAGCAGCAAGCCGCCGATGCTGAAGCCGCATCAGAGGCGGCATCGCAAGCTGCGTCCGCCGCAGCTCAGGCAGCACTGGACGCGGCAACCGCGATCCGCGATGCGCTCCTAGCAACAGTGTCGACCCGGTTCAGTGCGGTGCAACGCGCCATCGCAGCGCAGGAAAAAGCGACTACGGACGCGTACAACGCTCGGGTAAATTCTCTGAACGATATGCTCGCTACGGCGAACACCTCAGTCAGCGATCTCACCGGCGTCAGCGGCAATCTCAGCTCGGCGCTCAAAGCGCTACGCGGTGACTCTGACGATGTAGTGAAAATGCTACGTCGCCAAGCACAGGTCACGCTGCAGAGCGCATTGGCTACGGCGAAAGCAGGCGGTTCACTGGCCGGATTTGCCGGATTGGACGACGCGCTCGAAACGGTCAGCAGCAACACCACGGACCTGTATTCCTCGCTCGAAGACTTCAATCGTGATCAGGGTCGCACCGCAAACGTGGTCGCCGAGCTGAATGCCTTGAATGGCAAACAGCTGACCAATGCCCAGAAGACGGTCAAAACGCTTGAGGACCAACTGGACGTTGCGAAAACCGCGTATGACGCTCAGATCGCGGCGTTTGATCAGCAGTTGGAGTTTGCCCAGGCACAGCTCGACGCGCTCAACGGCGTAGACAACTCGATCCTGAGTGTCACGGATGCCGTGAACGCTATGAACACGGCTGTCGTTGCAGCGCTGGGTACCGTGAAATCGGCCACTCCGGCCAATACCGGGACGCTGATCGATACGGTCTACAAGGACTTGCTGGGCAAGAACGCCGATGCGGCGGGCAAAAACTATTGGCAAGGGCAGGTCAGCAGCGGTGCTGTTGGTGTTGACCAGCTTGCTGGGGCGATCAAGAACGCGGCCACCGAAAACGCGATCAAGGACGCCTATAAAAACATTCTCGATCGCGTCGCTGACGCGGCGGGCGCGAAGTACTGGAGCGATCAAGTCGCCTCGGGCGCACTGACTGTGGCTCAACTGGGGCAGGCAATCGCCAATGCGGCTAAGGCGAACGGCTCTGTCCCGGCGTTCGCCACCGGTGGGTTGATCTCGGGGCCAGGCACCGGCACCAGTGACAGTATTCTGGCTCGGCTATCGGCCGGCGAATACGTCATGAAGGCCTCTGCCGTTAGTGCGTATGGCACAAGCCTGCTCGACCAGATGAATGCTGGTCAGCTGCCATCATTTGCCACAGGGGGTGCGCCGGAACTTCGATTCGACGGGGCGGCAAGTTACCGCGCTACGCGATCCGAAACAGCCGACAGCCAGGGCGACGAACAAGACGTGGATGTAACTGCCCTCGCCAGAAAAGTCGACACGCTGATCGATGTCGTGAAACAGGTTGTCGGGCCGATGAAAATTGACTCGGACAAGAACCGAAAACTATTCACAAAGTGGGACAACGAAGGGTTGCCCGCCACCAAAAAAGCGAGTGTGCCCGCATGAGGTTTATCCGACCTATTGAGGTCACTCCCGCGAAATTGATCAGTTCCAATGTTCTGGAAAATGACTATCCGGAGTGGGCTGCCGGAACGAATGCCCTGGGCGTCCGGAAAATGCTCGCGGCCGAGCACAAGGTTTATGAGGTGATTGCCGCGACTACCACCGACGCCCCGCAGGCGGGACTGCTGAAAGATCCACCCACTTGGATGGAGATCGGTTACACGAACCGGTGGCGGATGTTTGACGAGATTGTGGGTACCACGACTTCCAACCCGGGGATCGTTTCCGTAACGATCAAGCCAGGCACAGTTGTGAACTCCCTCGCGCTGTTCAACGTCCAGGGTGGATCCGTGACGGTTACCGTGACAGACCCCGTGGAGGGGGAGATCTACACGCGAACTGTCAGCCTTGTGGATGCCGGCGTGAATAACTGGTTTGACTGGTTTTTCGCTGACATCGAGGTTCGGACCAGTCTGGTCTTTCTTGATATGCCCGCATACGGAACGGCAAACATCACGATCACCGTCACGAGCAGCACCACGGCCAGCGTTGGCGCATTGGTAATTGGCAAGCTGATCCCGATTGGCACCACCACATACGGCGCCAAGGTCGGGATTGACGACTACAGCACGAAGGAACGAGACAAGTTCGGCAATCTCGTTGTGCTGGAGGGTGCTTATTCAGACACGGGAGACTTCCCCGTCGTTGTCGAGACGGCGCGCGTGACGAAGATCAGGAAAATGCTGATTGAAGTTCGCGCCAAGCCGGTGGTGTGGATCGGCGAAGAAACATACGAAGCGACAATCATTTACGGCTTTTTCAAATCATTCGACCTGATTTATTCGGGGCCGGACGTTTCTGACTGCCAGCTTTCTATCGAGGGTCTTATCTAATGGCTGCACCAATATTTGCGGAATTCCCTCCGGCCCCGTCGCGATCCGAAGGGCAGGAGGATTTTAGCGAAACAGCGGATGCGTTTGCGGCAGCATTGCCGCCCTTCGCGTTGAAAATGAACCTGGCCATCACCTGGATGGCCGACACGATGACAGCCACTTCGGGCTACAAGGACGCTGCGGCCGCTTCTGCTAACCTGTCCTCTCAAGCGGCCGTGACTTCTGCCCAGGCGAGAGACGCCGCGCTGGCCGCCGTGACCGCCGCCACTCAGGCAGGGGCGGCTCAGGTTGCGCTGGCAGCGCAGCAGGTCGCGTTGGCTGTCGCTGCCAAAGATACGGCGCAGACCTATGCCGTTGCGGCCGGGGCATCTTCCGGGGTCGGTCAGCTCGGCAATTCTGGAGACGCCCTCGTTGTAAACGCAACCCGCACGGGAATGATGTTTGCGCCCGCGTCAAACGTAGGTGATATTCTTATTAGCGCAGTTACTCCCGGCCCCTTGTATGTTCCAGCCAATGGTGGCATTCGTGCCCAATCGGCACTACCGAGTTTGTTCGGTATTCTTGGACGATTAGGTGGACAAATAGGCCAGCAGTACCTTGCTGTATCGCCCGGCAACACTAGCGCCGGAGTTATCGACATTGCTAGTGCATCAAGTCTTACCAGCAAAATTCCCATGATTATGCAGATAATCACTGGCAGCTTGATTAACCTTAGTCTTGATGGCGGTATGACATGGGTGCAGAAGGATGCATCAGCCAGCATTACTAACGTAAACTCATTAAACTATGACGAGTCTCGGAGGCTATGGATTGCTACTAACTCGTCAGGGCTTTTGTATACCAGTGCGGACGATGGAACAACGTGGATAACTGCGCTAAACCAACCTGTAGTATTTGGCCGAGTAATCGCAGATACCAACGGGGTATGGCTCGCAAGTCCAGTGGCAGCCAACACAAGCATTTACCGAAGCACTGACGCGGGCGTCACATGGACGGCCATAGCCACGGGGGCATCGGCTATACATACTGCAATATCGACAGATAATAAGGGTGTCTGGTGCGTCTGTGCGGGTACGACCGTGCGGCGGTCCGCCGACGGCGGTCTGACTTGGACGATATCGATAACAGCAGGGTCTACAGTAGGGTCAATCTCCAACGACCGAAACGGTACGTGGATGGTTGGGGTATCGGTCAGCAGTACTGGAATACTACGTTCAGTTGACAACGGCTTGACTTTTTACTCGTTGACAATTGCTACAGCGGTCGTAACCGATATAGCTTATACACAAGGCTTCTTTTTCATCGTGCGTAGCGTGTCTCCGCAGTTGATGATGATTAGCTCTGCGCCAGATGTCACGACCTTCACAATTCCAACTGCCGCAGTACTTGCAAGCCTTAGCCGCGTCACAGCGACGGCGGGCTATGTTGTGGCTGCCAACTCGGCAAACGCAACTGTTCTTCGCTCTGCGCCGATATTCGCTTATGATCCAAACACGCAGTTACAGCTTCCTAACTTGCCTACTGCTAATGGTTTGCAAGCGTGGATTAAAGCGGGTTTAATTTCGGCCTCTACAGGTAAGACGTTTACGCTAGTAGCTTCTAATATCTATTCGTCCGTATCCGACATGGCGTCCGATGAAAACGGCGTGATAATCGCAGTTGGGACGAACGGCACTATCCGCAGGTCTGCTGACTATGGGGTAACTTGGGTAACTATTGCTAACCCTAGCGGTCTGGGCCAACTTTCGTCAGTAGCAACTAACGGCCGGGGTCTTTGGATTATAGGCGGCATTAGTAATATTTTACGTTCGACCGACAACGGGGTTACATTTGTTGCCGTAACTGGGCACGGCCTAGTCGGGACAATAAGCCAGGTTGTAATCGGCCGTAATGACGTGACGATTGCGTGTCTATCAACGGCCGTAATTCCACGAAAATCAACGGACGGTGGCCTTACCTGGGCTTCTACTGGATTGACAGCTGCTGTAAGTAGAGCATGCACCGATGGCGCGGGTAATTGGTTGATTGGCCAAGGTGCTGGAAGCGTTTTTAGAAGCGCAGACAATTCCTCTACTTTTTCGGCGGCTATCGTTAGCGGGCTACTTGTCGCAATCACCGACATAAAAATGACGAAAAACGGTGTTGCTTATCTTTGCGGGGCGTCAACCTCGGCTAAAAAGTCAACTGACTATGGGGTAACTTGGTCAGCACTTAGTTTGCCCGCAGCAGGCTTGAAATTTGCAACCGGCAACACCAATATCGTCATGCTTTACGGGGTAGGTGTCTCGCGAACTACCTTAGATGGCGGGCTAACTTGGACAACAATTGATCCGGCCGCAAATAGTTCTATTGTATTTGGCGGCACTAATTCGCCTTTTTCATTGGGTAGTGGTGGTGGTTCTCTATATACAGCAACCTCATTTATGCCAATTTAAGGATTCGACATGCAAACTATCTATCGTTGGGATGAAAGCCGAATTTATGCTGGCAGTATCGAGGTAGACGAATCGGGAGAACTGCCGATTCGATCAACTTTCACCGCACCGCCTGAGCTTGAAGGCAAGCAGGTTGCAAGCTGGACCGGGGAGGGCTGGACGGTGCTGGAGTCTGTGCCCGCCGCGCCGGCTCCCGAGTGGACAGCGCTGATCGCGGCCCGTCGCTATGTTGCCGAGACTGCCGGGACCACCATCGAAGGCATGCCCATCGACACCGGCCGCGACAGCCAAGGCCTGATCACTGGCGCAGCGGTGCAGGCCCTCATCGATCCGGCGTATTCGCTGCACTGGAAAACCTCGGCTGGCTTCGTTGAGTTGACTCGCGAGCAGATCCTTGGCGTGGCTTCAGCAGTCCGGGCGTACGTGCAGGCGTGCTTCAATCGCGAGGCTGCGCTGCTTGATGCGGTTGCCGACGGCACGATCACCACCGCCATGCTCGAAGAGGGCTGGCCCGCTTAACCCATCGACTACAAATTTCAGCTATCTGAGCCTCCCGATCTGTCTTTGCCAGCTAGGCTGCGCAGCATTTCGATGAAGTCATTTCGATGTTGTATCTGGCGCGCTTGGATGTAGTTGAGTGCCGATATGAAATTGGCATCGTCGGTCAGCTCAACCAGTCTCTGGTAGGCAATAATCTGTTTTGTCTCCGTATCGATGTTAGCGGTAAGGTATTTTTTTGGGTTATTGCTGAGCTGATTGCTGTCTATAGGTTGGCGGGAATTCGGTGCAAGCCTGAGCTGCGACAATCCAGCAGAGAACTTGTGAGTGCTGATTCCATTGAAGCTAAGGAATTCTTTGAATTCATTTCGATCTATGCGGGTCGATAATGGCCCACTAACTCCCTTGGATATCTGAAGGAGAATTGAACCGAGTATGTCTGCATGTTTGATTTTAGTCTTAGCGATTCTGATTAAGTTTGCTCTTCGCGTGCGGTTGTATTCTGTAGAAGCCTGAACCAGATACGCCGACGCTGTAGGTAGCTCACCTTGCTGTCCTCGGAACTGCTCTAGGAGGAGATCAAAAAACTTGAGATCTTTGATAAAACTACCGTCCGATGTGCTAGCCATGCCGCTCTCCTTGGGCACGTTGATTTAACTACTCAGTACTTGAGATCAGAAAATCCCGGTGCAGTTCCGTCCGGGACGGAGCGCCGAGCTGAAAGGTCGCAACCTCGGACCATCGACTACAAATCTCACCGAAACAGGCCGCCTTGAGCGGTCTTTTTGTGCCTCAGAAATGGCAAAGCCCCAATGATCGTGGTCATCAGGGCTTCTTATTCCTCGAGCATCTCAACCGGCGGAATCTGAATTCATGGTAGCAAGCTATTTATTTGTAATCTATCGGTTTTCCGATGACCGCTCGGCGGATAACAAGCTCAAATTGTTCAGCTAAGCTTGATGAGCCATGGCCTGCAGTCTGGCGAAAAAAATGGTCTGAGAGGTGGCTGAAATGAACGTAGGGCAACGACTCAAGCGAGAGCGAAAGCGGTTTGGTTTTACCCAGGCACAGTTTGGGGCAGTGGGCGGCGTCGCCCCGAATGCACAGGTGAATTATGAGCGCGGTGAGCGTCAGCCACGCGCCGATTATTTGGCTGCGTTAGCGAGTATTGGAGTAGACGTCGTCTATATCGTAACCGGAGTCAATATGCCTGAAGCGCCGCTCGTGGATAAGGAGGCGAAGCTGATAAGTTGTATGAGAGCCCTACAGCCGCGCGAGTGGAAGGCTATATCTATCCTGGCCGAAACCCTTGGAGTGAAAGTGTTCAAGCCACAAACTAAGGCCGACTCCTGACTAACTGAGCAATATCCGAACTGCTAAAGCCCGCCACCGAGCGGGTTTTTTTTCGCCTGGAGATAAGCATGACGACACCGATCGGCAAATTCGACGTAAGGCCAGACATCCGCTTTATCAGCCGTTGGGACGTGGAGATGCGGCGGGACATGACGTTCAACGACCCGGTGCGCGGCCTGATAACCGTTCCGGACACATTCGTCAGTGACCTGGCTTCGATCCGCATCCTTCGGGAAATCTGCCGGTGGTGTGCGGTTACGGCGCTGACTGGCGGGACGTGGGTTGATTCATATCCGTGGATTCGCATGACGCTCTGGATCGTCGCCGTCATTGCCCTGGCTATCTATGGCCTGCTCGTCGGCTACGGGATGCGCGCCTCGATCCTGCATGACTGGCTGTACACCTTCGGGCCACTCACCCGGCGCGAATGCGACGACATCTATTACCGAGCGCTTACAACTGGCGACGGTACGGCCCGATGGCGGGCGTGGATCTTCTTCCTCGGCGTCCGACTGGGCGGACACTGGAGTTACACCAAGACACCGACAAGTCCGGGCGCTTCTTCGCTCAGCGACTGACGACTACAGATTTTCAGCTATGAGCCCGCCGCGTGCGGGCTTCTTTTTGTCTCAAGGAAATGAACATGACCATCGCTCGCGGCATCCGCTCCAACAATCCAGGCAACATCGATTACAACCCACGCAACGATTGGCAGGGCCAGCTCGGCATTGAGGAGGGCGTCGCCAAACCACGCTTTGCCCGGTTCGACACGCCCGAGAACGGAATCCGCGCCTTGGCGAAGCTGCTGATTAACTATCGAGGGAAGGACGGCATGCCTGGGGTTGGCCTGCAGGGTATCGACACGGTGCGGGAGACGATCAATCGGTGGGCGCCGGCCGTCGAGAACAACACGGATGCCTACGTCAAAGCCGTTTCAGTGGAGGCGGGCGTGCTGCCCAACGAAAGTATTGATATTCGGGATCGTCGCATTCTGCTGGGTGTGGTCACCGCGATCATCAAGCACGAGAACGGCGGCAATCCATACTCGCCTAGCGTTATTGCCGACGGCGTGCGGCGTGCGCTGGCCTAATGGCCTGCCGACACATTGTCGAAGCGGCTGAACTTCGGAGATATCAGGTCGCCGCTATCGACCCGCTCAGCAAGACAGGCTGAACGATCTGATGGCTAGCTAATCGACTGCTCATAAGGACGACATAAGGAATGCAGTCATGATCTCTAGCCTTGAACTTCGCCAGATTGTTGAATCTGGTTTTCTGCCGCTCAAATGTGTTTGCACAATAGACTCTGACGGCCGAATGACGGTGAGCCTGTTCCAAGCAGAGAAGGGCCACGCATCATTTATTGCCGAAGGGATACTTACCGAAAACCTCACCACCTGTCGAAATATAGCAAATCTGGTGGCAGAGCTTAAAGAGCAGTTCAGGAAGAAAGGCTTCGATAATGCTGAGCCGCGCCGCCGACTGGGATAG